CCGAGATCGCGCACAGCATCATAAATGCCGAGCAGTCCGTCTCCACCGGCTTTGTGATCTTGCTCAGATCCCATCCCACGGCCTTTGCCGCCGCATACGCGGTGTTGCGATTGTCCATATCGTAGCCGATATTCTTGTTCTTCACGCCGGCCTCGCAGGCTTTCGCGGCCAGCTCCGCCTTTGCCGGGTCCTTGAACCGCAGCACTCCCAGCCACACGGCTGGATACCATGTGGAGAAATTCAGCTCCCGGCCCGTCTGGTTTCCTGGCTGCTGGTTGCGTCCTCCGGTTTCTCCAAGACTGGCCTGCCCAATTTTGATACTCATGCCCGCTCATTTCCGTACAGCTCGTGGTGCAGCTGCAGCACGGCGGCCTCGATCAGCTTATCGATCGTTTCCACATCAAATTGAATGCCCTTCTCGGCGAGGAAGTTCACGACATACGCTTTTTTCGCCGCGCCGTCCGTCGCGGTGTACAGCTGCTCCGCCGCCTTTACTCCGATCTCAACGTAAGTGCGGAGCGTTTGCAGCTTGTCCGCGTCGATCTTGGTTTTGAGCCACGGGATCAAAAATGCCGAGACGAGCGCGCTGATGAGCGCGATCACTGCCGAGATAATTTGTGTGTAGTCCATATGTATGCTCCTTTCAATCTTTCAGCACGATCTCCGCGATGCGTGCTGCCGCTTCCGGGCCGTATTTTTCAGCCCATTTATCCATGTACTTCTGCGCGTACTTCGCGCGGTTCTCGTTTTTTGCCTTCCAGAGATAGAATCCGCTGGAAGCCGTCGTTTCAGCCAGCACCGCAAGCGTGATCTCCGTCAGGTCTGCGCCTGCCGCGCAGGCGATGATGAGCGCGAGGCTGACGAGCGCGCTGCAGATCAGCCACTTCTTGCTAAACTCCATTGTGCTCACACTGCTTCTCGAGCTGGTGCAAAAACTTTTTTACATCGCCGTTGCCGCCCAGCTTGACGTATTTCTGCCCGGCGATCAGACGCTCTGCCATTGGCATTTCCTCCGACATGATGGTCAGCCGGAGAATTGCGAGATACTGCTCGTCCTGATGCTCCTGCATTTTCCCGAGCTTTTTGTCGATCTCGGCCAGGTGCGCCTCCTGCGTCGTGGCCTTGCCGCGCTTTTTCTGTATCGCGCCGACGATTGCCTGAACGACGGTCGTCAGCGCAGACGAACCGAGCACGGCGCAGACGAGGGTAACGATGATTGTCTTGGTGTCCATGGCTATGTACCTTCTTCCGTGATCTTCTTCCACCCGTCCGGGTTAACTGATGGGTTCCAGACGTTGGCGGCGAGCAGGGATTCGTAGAGCTCGTCCTTCCACCAGCCTTTTTCGCCTTTGGAGAAGGCAAGGCCGGCGGTGATGGTCTCGGGGATGAGGCGGTAGCCCTGCTTGTACTGGATATCCTCCCAGAGGTTCTTGGCGGCGTCCGGCGTATTTTCTGCCGTGTCCCAGAGGTCGACGGCGGCGCGCTTGATGCCGCCCTGCCAGCATATGCGCGTACCGGACTTGACGAGACTGCCGTCCCCCGTCAGCTGCGGGAACAGCTCCGGGGCCTCGGACGCGGTCTTATCGTCGAGAGAGGCAGCAGCCGTCTCGATGGCGTAGCGCAGGTCCTTCGCCCTTTCCTCGCCGATGGCGGTATAGACGGGCATGCCCATGAGGGTGGCGGCGGTGTGCTGGGCGGCGGCTTTTTCTGCCTCTGCCCGCTCGAGGGGCAGGGGCTTGCCCATTTTGACGGTGATGGTGCCGTCGCGGTTGTCGGTGACGGGACCGGCGAGGATGAAATCCGCGTAGTCGTCCATGTAGCGGTCCTCGGCGGTCTCGGTCGTCGACTTGACGGTTCCGTCCTCGTTCATCTGGACGTTGCCCTCTGCGTCCAGCACAGGGACGGCCGTGGTGTAGCGGTGGATCATGCCCCAGACGGCGCCGTCGCAGAACAGCGCCAGCGGGTCTGCAACCGCGCTCTTGTCGATGGTGACGGCGCGGCTCTCGCGCCCGCCCCAGTCGGCGTCGCGCATGCGGCCGGCGGCCGGCCGCGTCTCGATCTCCTGCCCTCCGATGGTGATGTACCAGGTGTCCATAAGTTCCTCCTGTCTATTGCTGCACAGCATTGGCCTGCAGCCATGCTAATAGTGCTCCTGTTGGTGGTTCTGCAAAGATAACTGTTCTGTACTCTTCGCCATGAACCCAATTTCCTTCTTCATACACATTCAAACTGTCATATCTTAAGACTCGATAATAGTTTCCATAGAATTTAAACTGCGCATATTTTTCTCCATTTGATGTAAATTCGACATTTACGTCAAGCTGGTTGTATGTTTTTAAGTACCTTTCTATGATCCATGTCTGTCGCTCGTCTCCGAATCCTACCTCATACACCGTCCCATCCACCAGAGTTCGCCCCCCCGGTTTGGTAACTTGTACCAGCAATCAGGTCGGTGCCGCCTTTGATGGCGTAGGATGTGCCGTCTTTCAAAATGTGGTGTGTGCCCATGTGGGTCCTCCTTTATGCTGCTAGAGTGTAGGTTCCGTCGGCGTTCTGCGCGAGTCCGAGATTTCCGGGGAGCGTGAATGCAGGACGGGAACCTGCTTCGAATTTCATAGTGTAGCTAACAACATTTAGTATGTTGCTTGCTGTAATTAGGTACACACGATATATATCTGGCTTGTATGGGGTTCGTGTCCATTGGGCAACGGCAGAACCATTGCGGTATGCAATTTGAAGCATGCTTGCAATCGGTAACACATTCCCCTCTATGTTTGCGTTGTTCCCCGTTTTCCCGAGTTCAGTAACTGATAGTTGGAACACTGCTCGCTGTAGCGTGACCATGGTGGTGTTTCCGTTTCCGGGGGTGTAGTAGAATTTTGTTTTTCCAATCGCGGTCTGAACACCGGCATCCAGCAACTTGAGGTAGGTGTTGCAGAGCCAAGAATCCAAGGCGCTGCCTGCATAGGCGTTGTTGCTGTTACTGAAAATGCGCATATCATAGCAGTCCTTGCGCACCAGCAGCGTCCGCCCGGCCCCGTTGAGGCCACTCTCGTAGTCGTGCTTGGCGATATAAAACGGCACGGGGCTGCCGGATTCGTTCAGGTACAGGATCGCGCCGGGGGTGATGGTGTTCAGGGGAATGCCCTTCGAAAACGGTACGGTGAACGCCGTGCCGCCGATGAGGGTCTTCCCGGCTTTGCAGCCGTAGCCTGTGCCGCCGATCAGCTCCCGCCCGCCCGTCACGGAATAGGCCGTGCCGGAGATCAATGTCTTGTGCGCCATGGGGCCTCCTCACTCATACTGCCAGTTGATGGCGTAATTCTCGGTCGGCGTGGTCTCCGCGGAGACCAACGTCTGCTTGGTGATGTTGCCGGTCTTCATATAGTCCGTGCCCGCCACGGCCACTGCCCAGGCCGTCGGCTTCCCTCTGGCGTCCACCGCCTTGACCTTGATCAGGTCGCCGACAGCCGCGCCGGAGGCGAGAATCACATCTTGCTTTCCGTTCCACGCGTCTTTGTTGCTGCGCACGTCGGCGATAGCCTCGTCGATCTGCGCGCCGGTAAACTGGCTGTTGTAAGCCATACGATCACTCCTTCATACACAGAAAATCCTCGCCGTCCGCAGTCTTCAGCGCCTGCGACTCTCCCAGCGGGATAAAGCCGTAGTTGTCGTTCCAGCTGCCGTCCGCGCCCTGCGCGAACAACGAAATGCGGTATTCCCCATCACCGGAAAGCAGAAAATCGTCGTAAACCTCAAAGGTGCGCTGCGTGTCCGCCGGGGTCTGGGAGAAGGACGCAATCAAAGCGCCCTTCCCGCGGCCCCAATCCTCGCCGGACTTCGTCGCGCGGCACTCGAAGGCCGTGTAGGCGATGTCCGACGAGAAGGAAACGGTGATCGAGTCGAACCCCGAGACCGCCGAGATCTTGTTGCCTGTGATGGAGAATGTCAGCTGCGGCGCGGCCATCAGGCGGCACTCCAGGTCCCGGCGGCGTTCTTGACGAAGACCTTGACGATCTTCGTGCCGTCGCCGGAAGACGCTGCCTCGAGGTCCGCGCCCTTGACAGTGACGTTGATGGCGGTGTTCTTCTTGTAGCCTCCCTCCGTGCCGCTGACGTTGGTGGAGCCGCCCGTCGTCGGGATCTGCGTGCCCGCCGTGTGCAGGCTGCTCGTCGCCGGGACGACGCGAATGGTGTATTCCTCAAAGTCCACGTCGCAGACGAAGGAGAACGCCGCTGCATCGTAGCCCGTGACCTTCGAGATCCTGCTCTTGTCGGGGCCGGTGATGGTCACGGCAGGAATCGACGTGTTGAGCGTGATCGTGTCGCTGACTGCGGCCGTTTCGTTGCCGACGTCGTCGCGCACCTTGACATAGATCGTCTTGAGGCCGTCGCCGTCGGGCAGCGTGATGGATTTTTTCGCGGTGAATGTCTCCCACGACGCTTCCGCCTCGGTTCCCGCCGTCTTCGTGCCCCAGATCTTCATCTGGTAGCCCGTTGTTGTCTCGTCGGAGACAGAGATCTTCGCCGTGACGGTCGCGCTGGTCGCGTACTGTGCACCGTCGTTCAGGATCAGCGATAGGCCGGCAGGTGCCAGCGTATCAAGTGTCAGATTGAAAAAACTTGCCATCTGGATTTATCCCCTTTCTTCGCTTGTGAGTTCAATGTACAAAAATCCGCCCGGTCTTTCGTAGATGGTTTTCGTGCCCAGGTGGGCGGATTTGATACCCATGGAGCCGATGAACAGCTCCAGAATGCGTTTGAGTCCAACTGCCAGCATGTTATCCCTCCAACAGATACAGTGTCCGCGCGTCCTTTTTGTCCAGCGCGTCATATTCGGATTTTGTCATCACGAGGATCGCGTCGATCTGTGCCGACTGGATGCCCCCGCCACCAGAGCCGCCGCCGGAGCTGCGGGCCTCGTTGATGGCGTCGACGAGGTTGCCCTTGTTGTAGGTCTTGAGGTCGTCCAGATCGCCGATCTGCTTTTGCAGCTGCGCCCAGACGGGCAAGGACGGGTCGGCGGTCTCGTCGCCGGATGGGTCCGCGCCGGGCTGGACCTTGCCGAGGCTCACCCAGACGGTCGGCAGGACGACGCCGCTTTCGTCCGCGCCATAGACGCCCACGCGGGCGTGGCGGCCCGGGACGGCGAGAACTTCGTGCGGGACGGGAACGCGGTATCCCCGTCCCAGTTCGCCGCCAGAACGTCGACGGTGGTCTTGCCGTTCGAGAAGACAGCGGTCTTCGTCAGCCCGTCCCAATCGGGCGAGAAGACGAACTGCACCGTCACGGCTTTGCTCATCCCCGCCGTCAAAAGCTCCGGCGGCGACGCCAGATGCGCACACGCGCGGGAGCAGTGGATGGTGATCATGCGTTATCAGCTCCTTCGAAGGTCACGAACGGCTCAAGGCACTTGATATCCCCAGCGGAAAGCCGGATATCGAGGTCGAGCGGAAGCGTGATGTGCGGCAGCTCTGGGAGCGTGTCGGCGTCCAGCTCGTTCAGCTCCGCCTGCGGCCGCCCGCTCATGAGCTGGTTTCCGTAGAATTCGAGTGTTGGGTTGAGCCTGGTCGCCAGCATGGCGAGCTGATAGGCCTGCCGGAGCGGCAGGTCCTGTTCGATGAGCTTCTGCAGTGGCTTTGCCGCGAGCGCGATGTCGTATAATTTCATGATGCCCTCCTTAGTTGATGGCTGTGCCGTTGACGGTCAGCTTCCCGGATGAGTTGCACGCAAGGGTGCAGTAGCGGTATGCGCTGTAGTACAGCACGATTTCGTCTCCCCTGACTGTCACGGGATAGCTCGATGTCCCTATCTCAAAGCCGTTCGAGGACGGCGTCAGGGTTTTTGTTTTCAGCTCCAGCGAATTGTATCCGCTCTTGAGTCCTGCGGCGGATACCGTGCCCCACTTCGCGGCGTAGGCCGTCGATCCGTTTTTCAGGAGCACCTGGCCGTCGGTTCCGCCGCTCGGAAGCGTTCCGGCGACGTCGCCCCACGTGCAAGCGTAGTTGGTGGCGCTGGATTTTTTCAGCACCTGACCGGATGTTCCGCCGGTCGGGAGTGCGCCGGTGATGCTGCCCCACTTGGCGGCGTAGTTGCTCGCGCCGTTTTTGAGCAGGACCTGACCATCGGTGCCGCCGGTCGGCAGGATGCCGTCGGGGCTGCCCCAGGTGACGGCGTAGTCGGTGGCGCTGGATTTTTTGAGCACCTGGCCCGTCGTTCCACCGGAAGGCAGAGCACCGTCGATGTCGCCCCATTCGACGGCGTAGTCGGCCTTGCCTGACTTTTTGAGGATCTGTCCGCTTGTTCCGCCGGTCGGCAGGAGGCCGGTAATGCTGCCCCAGGTGAGCGCGTAGTCGTTGTCGGACGATTTTTGGAGCACCTGCCCGGCCGTACCGCCGGTTGGGATCTTCGCCGGTGCGTCCGCGCCGGGGTTGCCGATCGGGAACATGACGACCTTGCTGCCGGACAGTTCGAGGACGGCCACGCGCTGTCCGGCGGCGAAGTTGATGCCGGTGTTGCATTTAAAATGCTTCTCGGTCGGCTCCTCCGCGCCGTCAGGCGTGATGGTCAGGCCGTCTTCCTCGACCGTCGCAATGACGGCCAGCTGGAACGGCTGCTGCTGTTCTTCGGTCTGCTGCTCTTCGGGTTCTTCGGTGTACAGGCTGTCGACGCCTTCCATTATGCAATCACCGTCCTTTTTGCAGAGTGTGTCATGAGGTTTCCGGCCGACAGCTGCATCTGCCAGCCGGTCTCGAGGTAAATGCCGCCGATGTCGTCGTGCGTGAGCGCGAGGACGTCACCGATGCCGTGGCCGGGGTCGTTGAGGGTATAAAACGTGATGGCCCGGGCGGACAGGAGCGACTCGTTGCGCATGCGGTCGGCGTAGGCCTGCAGCTCCTCCTGCGAGGCGATGTTGTCGACCTTGATGAGCGATGCGATGCGCATGTTCCGCCGGAAGGTGGACTTGCGCGACTGCGGATTGTCGTTTACGGCCGTTGCGACCATTGGCTGCTCCAGATCCGGGTTGGAGCAGACGCAGATGAAGACGTTCGGCGCGTTGAAGATGTCTTCCTCATCTGAGAAGTTCGGCCCCGGATGCCGGTCCGGAAGGAAGAGGTCCGTCGTTCCGTAGGACCAGTCGATGTTCTGCGCGCTCGGCTCCTGATATGGCTCGAGACGGGCGACGCCGGAGGCGTCGAACCAGAGGCTGTTGTAGTTGATCTCGGCCAGCAGGTCGTTGACGATGGTCAGGTAGCTCGTGCCGACATCCCAGTCCTCGCGGTCGGTCTGCAGCGTCGCGTCCGACGGCGTCGCAATGACGAGCGCGACGCCGCAGGCGGTGAGCAGCTTGCGGATCTCGGTGAGATAGGACGCACCGGCGGACAGGTGCAGGATGGTCTCGGTGCGGTTGCTGTAGACGCGCCAGCAGCGGTCGTAGGCCTCGACCTCGACGCGCTTCTGACCTGCCGCGCCCTTGATGCTCGGGGTCGCGGCCTGATAGATACCGAGGGGCGTCTCCTGCCCGTCGATGGCCATGACGGGCTGCAGCTCGTCGGAGAGGTAGTCGACCGCGTCGTTGACGAGGAAGGTGCCCTTGATGCTGGTGTGGATCGTCGCGTCGCGGCTGGCGATGATCTGCGGGGCGCTGCCGGTGTCCCATTGGAGGTGGGTGATGGGTGCGCCGTTTCTGAGCACGTCGACGCGGAAGCGGACGTCACGGGTCAAGGGTGATCGCCTCCTCCCGGTTCGTGTGCGAGATGGTAAAGGAATAGCGGCGCATGAACTCGTCGCAGTTGCTCTCGAGCGATGGGAGCGAGCCGATGGCCATGTTGCCGTAGTGGTCCTTGAGGCAGACGAGGCGGCCGACAAGGGCCTCCAGCGCGAGGGCGGCGGCCCGCTGCGCGTGCGGCCAGGCGCAGGCGACGGACATGGCGCGGTCACGCTGCTCGCTGCGCTCCTCGACGGGGTAGGCAAGGCCCGCCAGATGGACCGTGGAGACACCGGCCGAGAAGCTGGTGCGGTTGGTGCGCAGCTGCGTTTCGGACAGGCGCATCTCGAGCCAGACGCCGGTCTCGAGGTCGCAGATCATGTTGGTCTCTGGCAGGATCTCGACGGTATCCGAATTGGACACGCCGTAGTTATCGCTTTCGTCGTAGCAGCCGCGGACGCGGTAGGTGACGGAGCCGATGCTGGTGTGGTCGATGTACTGCTTTTGGGCGGTGCGGGCGATGGCCACGCCGTCCCGCTCGATCAGGTAAAAATCATAACTGCCCGCGGTCTGCCAGGTCAGCGCGGCCTCATGGCCGGCGGTGGCGGTCAGGGTGATCGCCTCGCCCTCGGTGTGCGAGATGGGCAGCGCGGCCGCAGACCACTCGGACCACATGCCGTACTTGTTCTGCACGCGGACGCGGACGGTGTAGCTGCCGTCGGCGAGGTAGACCGGCGAGCGCCATGCCTTCTCCGTGCCGTAGACCGTGCCGGAGGCGTAGCCGCTCGAGAGCGTCAGCTGATAGGCCTCCTGCTCAGAGGTCTGCCAGGTGATGCGCGGGCGCGGGCCGGTGGACTGGATCACGATGGACGGTGCGGACGGGGCGTTGATGGCGATAAACTCGGCCTTGTCGCTCCATTCTGACGGCGTGCCGTCTGTGTTGTAGGTGCGCACGCGCCAGTATTTTGTTCCGCTTGTGAATTTGTTCGCCGGAACGTCGTAATACTGGTTTTTTCCCGCGACGGTCGCAAGGGTGTTCCACGTCGTACCGTCGGCAGACCACTGCAGGTCGGCCTTGCTCTGCGGCGTGCCTGTGGAAATGATGTGCTGCCACGAAAAGCGGTTGACGATTGTCGCGTCGATGACGATGCCGGAAGGGGAGACAGGCTTGGCCGTCGGGGTAACGTCTGTTGTCGTGATCTCCTGCCATGCGGACGTTGTTGTCGTGCCGCTGTTCGCTGTCACCTTTACGCGCCACTCGATCGTCCCGGACGGGAATGTGTTTGCCGGGACTGTGCAAGAGGTCGTCGCGCCGGAGACGCTGATTGTCTTTGAGGTGCTCGCATTTTTTACGCGCCACTCGAAAACTGCGGAGGTTTGCTTTATCTCTGCGAAGCAGACCTGTGAGTCGGCTGTGTCATCGTCACAGCGCCATGTAAACATATTTTTTTCAAATCTGTTCACAAAAGCGCCGGCTGTCGGAGCAAACCCATCCGCTGTTATCCCTACAGTGTCGTCCGAATACTCGCACACCAGCGATGGCTTCCGTGTTGACTTTGCGCCGAATATGATCGCCTCGCTTGTCCCTGATTCTCCTCCTCGAAGCGCGACCACAAAGCCATTTCTTATTCCTTGCTGCAGTTCTTCTTTTTTTGATTTGTAATTTTTCAGGTCAAAAACTGCATTTAGCTGTATGATTTCATTCAGAGCCGTCCAGTTTCCGTTTGCTTGCTCCGAGACCCCTGTGAAGGTCTGGTATATCTCAGGCCTTGTCGCATATGTCATTGCATCCGCATCAAATTGACTCGCCAACGCATTTACATATGTCCAAATCCCCTTGTATGTAGCGTCGCTTTCTGCTGTTGGCTGTGCATAAAATGCAAGCGTTACTTTTGTTACCCGTTTGAACTTGTATGTGTCGCCCGGCACAGGGAAGTTGATATATACGTTATCCCCTCGCTTAATGTTTCCCGCGTCTCCTGTAAACGGCTCTACGAAGAATTTGTACTGTGTAAGATCCGAATAGTTTGTGTTCGGGTGGTTCTTCGCGACTGCTGTCGAGCCGCTTGCCTGCACTGTAAACGTCGGCATTTACTTCGCCCCCATTCTGGTTGTGATGCGTGCGTTTTTGGCGATGCGGAGGATGGTGTCGAGGTCTTCGACGTGGTCGACGTAGACGGTGGTGTTGTAGGTATCGCCGGAGGTGTAGCGGGTCTCGCTGGCCGTCTGGATGCGGGAGCCGGATGGGAGATAGATCCGCTCAAGGCCGTTCTCGTTGACCCGCGTCCAGCCGCCGGACCAGTTGTCCGTGCCGGCGGCGTTGCCGCCCAGATACCGCCTGCGCCATTCGTCCTCGGTGATACCGAGGGTCGACGAGTCGCCGCGGGCGACGGCCTCTTCGTAGGCCTTGGAGAGGTCGGACGCGCTCTGGCCCCACTGCTGCTCGTTGTAGCTGTCGAGCAGGTTCTGGTAGTTGTTTCCGTTTCCGCTGCTGTAGCCGAAGCCCAGCGCATGCTTCATCTGGCCCCAGCCCTCGCTGATGTGGCCGGTGCCGAAGTTGATGACGCCTTTGAGCAGCTCCGCCGCGTCGGCCATGAGCGCCATGACCTTTGCCAGCGGCTGCAGCGCCTTGGTCAGCGCCGGGACGCGGTTGTTGGACAGGTCGGACATGGGATTGAGGATATCGCCGACGGTCTCAAGCATCATACCGAAGGCGTCGACGATGCCGGAGTCCTTGATGGCCTTGCCGCCGTCCTTGACCATGGTGGTGACGTCGCCGTAGAATTCTTCGAGGTACGGGGCAAACTCGACGGCCAGCTGGTTTTTGACGCCCTCCTGCGTCTTCTGCAGGCGCGAATAGGCGTCGTCGACGCCTTGCAGGGATTTGAGCGCGTCGTTGTCAAGGACATAGCCCATATCATGCGCTTCCTGCGCGTAAGCCCGCATTTTCTCGCCGCCGAGGTCGATGAGCGGATTGAGCTCTTGCGCGGACTCAGACATGAGGTCCATGGCCAGCGCGTCCCGCTCGGTCTTGTTTTTCATCTCGCCGAGCGCGTCGATGGTATCGTAAAATACATCCTGCGCGCTGCGGAGGCTGCCGTCGGTGTTTGTAATCTCAACTTTCAGCCGCTTGTACGCCTCGTAGGCGTCGCCCGTACCGGTCGCGGCCTCCTGCATCTTGTTGGTGGTTTCCTTGAGGCTGTCCTTGATACGGTCAAAGGAGACGTCCGTGAGGTCGGCCATGTAGTTAAGCTCCTGCACGGAATCGGTCGTCGTGCCGGTCACGGAGGCGAGCGTCAGCAGATCGTCCGCATTCGAGGCGGCTTCCTTCGTCATGGAGATCAGCGCTTTTTCCGCCTTGACGATCGCCGCAGCGACGGCGGCAAATCCGCCCGCAACTGCGACTGTCGTAGTGTCGAGCTGCAGCATGCCGTTCATGGACGTTTTCATGCTGTCCGGCAGCTGGATCCCGAGCTTGGAGGTCAGGCCGTTCACCACGTCGCCGAGGTTGCCCATGCCTTTCCCGGCGTCCTCGGCCGCATCCCCGATTTCGCCCATGCTCTGCGCGGATTCCCCGGTTTCCTCGTTGGCTTTTGCCATCTGCTCGGTATTGCGCTTCAGCTGGTTCTCCATTTTGTAGAGCTCGGCTTCCGCGTTTGCGAGCTCCTTCTCCCAGCGGCTGGTTTCTACCGCCCCGATCTCATAATACTCTGTTGCGTTTTTAAAGGCTGATTCCAACAAATCTACTTTGTTGGCCTGCTGGATGATTTTCTGCGTTAAAATGTCATTCTTTTTAGCCATCAAGTCCGCAGAATCCGCACTATCTTCGTATTCTGCTGCGACCTTCCGCATTTGGGCGTCCAGTACGTCTATGCTGGCGTTGAGCTGATCTATTGATTGTTTGTACTTTTGCTCTTTGTCGCCCCGTAGACTTTCGCCCAGCTTGTTCGTGCGCTCAGCCAGATCTGCCAGACCATCCGAGAAGTTGTCGGCAGCACCACCTGCCGCCTCCAGCTTAGACGTGTTGTCAGCCAATGCACGCTCCATTTTTACAAGAGCGGCTTCGGCATTGTTCAGTTGCTGCTGGTACTTTTGGGTTGTCGTGTCGGATATGCCGTAGGCCTTGGCAGACTTCTGCAGCATCTCCTGCAGCTGCTCAACCTTATCACGCTGCGTCAGGATCTTCTGGTTCAGAACCTCGTTGATCTCTGTCAGGCCCTTGATGCTGTTTTCGTTCCCGGCATAGGTTGTGTTAAGCAGTTTGATCTTGCTGTCCAGCGTTCCGAGCGCGGCATTGATCTCGGAGATCCGCTGTTTATACTCGGCCTCGCCGTCCAGTTTGATTTTTGTGCTAATGGTGGCGTCAGCCATTTAAAGTCCCCCCGATACAAGATAATCGTGCAACGATAAGCCGGACGGCTTATCCAGATCAACATATCTGCCGTCTGGCATTGCCTGAGATGCAGACCGGCGCGGCGTGGCAAGGGAAAAGTATTCCCGATAGATTGCCATGCACCGCGCCGGCGTCATCGTCCTCCAAAATACAGCCTCATCGTTGTGCAGGACGTTGATCCAAATGTTTAGGTACCACGCGAATCGGATGCTGTAGGGTTCGGCTGCGTGGTCTGTTCTTTTTTTTCGCCGGATTCCTCCGACTGATTTTCGGCCGGACGCTCTGTGTCCGGCTCGTAGACCGCCTGAAAGATCATTTCAATGATTCTGTCAGCGATCTCACCGAAGCGCTTGACCGTCATCATCTTGCCGACATCGCGGCTCGTAAAGCGTTCCGGCCAGCCCTGGTCGTAGGCGTACTCATTCATAGCGGCGGCCACTGTCTCAAGAATGTTTTTCATGGTGCGCTTCCGGGACAGCAGCGGCTCAAGCGTACCGCCGTGCAGCTCCTGTAGGTCTGCCAGGACGTTCATGTTAACGTAAAGCTGATAGGTTTTCCCGCCGTGCTCAAACGGCAGGGGTTTCGGCTGTAAGTACATGACCGGCCCCCTTACGCAGTCTTGCCGAGAACGGCGTCGCAGTACGCTCTTGCATCCTCCTCGGAGTCGCAGGTAGCAATCTCAACAAGGTTGTCGAGAGCATCGACAAGGAATTCGCCCGACGTGACCGGCGTATTGAACGTGATGTTCTCGCCGAGAGTCTGGTAGACATGGCTGGGCGGTCCGAAGAGCGCACGGCCGATGAAAATGCAGGTGAATTTCTCCACGCCGTCGATCATGTCAGGCGCGTAGAACGAGACGCCGACATACTGGCTGGTGGATGTCTTGCCGTACCGGACTACGTTGATGGATTTCGTCTTGACGGATCTGGTCGTCTTGACGGCCTTATACAGCAGCACTTGCGCCGCCTCGGTGATATACTTGACGCCGAGCGAGATCGTGCCGCCGGTCGCCTTGCGCATATACTCGGCAAGGGAGCTTTCGGCATACAGACGGCCTTCGGCGTTGCGCAGCTCGAAGTTTGCCGTCATGGCGTCGCCGACCTTTGTGACGTCACTGTAGGTCACAGTATTGCCGGAATCGGATTTCGTGTATTTTGCGGCCTGAATGTACCGCAGATCATATGCAGGCATAGGCTCCTCCTATCTGTTCAAAATGTTAATCGCTTCTTTGCGCATGGCTTCATTTGACGCCGCACGCGCGGCCTTTATGGCCTGGTTCCAATAATGGTCAGCTTTGATCGCGCCGCCTCTTCGCTTCCAAAGATTACGCGATTTTCGGCCATAGTTGAGGACAAAGCCCTTGATATTATAGGGCTGCTGCCGCGCGTCCTTGCCGCGCAGCGTGACGACCATATACGGGACATCCTGCTTGTCGCGCTTGACGGTATTCGGGCGGACAATGTGCCGGTATGTCTCACCAGTGCGGCGGTTGTGGCCAGCGGCCACATAGGCGGATTTTACGCTGTCCAGCAGAACGTCCGCGCCGGCAGACAGAATCGTCTTCAGGTTCGTATCGGTAAAAAGCCGATCAGCTTTCAATTCCTTGATGATATCCTGCGCCTTTACCTCGGCTTCAAATTCCGCCATGTCAGATCACCTCAAACGGGATATCCGTGTAATACGTCATGGTCTGCTCATCGAAGCTCTGCTCATCCTGCCCGACCGCGACGCGGCCGGCAATGAGCGCGGCGATGATCTGCGCCGGCAGCGGATCGTTTTCCGTCTGCGTGGCCACTGTGACAACGCCCAGATTGACCGTGCAGATCGGCGCGCCCTCCGCCCGTTCCGACCGCGTCCCGGTCGGCGTCCAGACGACATAGCGCTCCTCGCTCGGGCTCGCCTGCACCTTGTAAACGCTGACGGCCTCCGGAACGACGGTGTCCAAAATGGACTCAATCTTCGAGTAGCTCATATTTGCCCTCCGGCTCGGTCAGGCTCAGCGTCGTACATGGCAGGCCATTGTCGTCGTGCCCGTACTGCGCCTGATCGATCTTGTAGATGTGGCGGCCCTCGTAGCCCGTCAGGCTGACATACTGATCGGACGTGATCGGCGGCTCATCCATGCCGCGCGGGACGCAGACGAGCTTGACGATCTTGCTGTTGGCCTGTTTGCCCGCGTAGTAGCGCGAGGCATAGACCTCCTGCTCGGCGTAATAGTACGACGTACCGGGGCCGAGCTTGGCCAGCAGCGGCGAGGAGCCGGGGCGAAGATCATGGACATCGAGAATCTGATCGTAGATCATGGTGATACCTCCCGCATCTTCTGCTGCAGCAGCTTATCGTGCAAATACGATCTGAGGCCGGACGGTAGCGGATTGTCCGCGGTCGTGGCGCGGCTGCGATACATCCATGCGGCGACGCGGGCGACGAGGCCGTTATCCTCATCGCTCGCGGAATCAAGCGTAATACCCTTGGTTTCGATATACCGGGCAGCCTGCGCAAGCAGGTTGCCCAGATATGCGGCCTGATCGTCGCTGATCCGCATCAGACCGAGATCCACGCAAAGCAGGTCGATTTGCCTCGACGTGTTCACACAAGGCTCAGACAATCAGGCCGCCTCCTTTCTTACGCGCCGGCCGTGCAGGTCGCAGAGCCGAGCTTGACAGCCTTGCCAGCACTGTCGATCTCCACGACCGTGATGACATTCCCGGTCGCAGCTGCGACCGCAGCCCCGGAGGTCATCGCACTCCAGCTGGCGTCCAGCTTCTCACCGGCTTCGACCGACAGCGGAGCACCGGCGAGCTTATAACGGAGCTTGTTTGCGCTGGCGTTGCCCGCGACCGTGACGGTCGTCTTGCCGGATGCGCCGGCCGCCGTCGTGACGATCAGGGTGCCGAGGCCCTCGTTGATGTAGTCGACGCCGAATGTGGTGGTTGTCTTCGGCGCGGTGTTTTTGTAGTTGAACAGAACAAACGCTTCGCCGATCGCCGGTTTGCCATCGTAGCGGGCAAGGCCCTTGAAGCAGGTCATGTTCTGCCGCCACTTGACATTTACGTTGGAATCGATGACCACGCCCTCGCGCTGAGACAGGCTGTACAGCGAGCCGAAGCCGCCGCAAACGTCATAGTCCTGCATAAACTCAAGCTCGACAAACTCGCCGCCAATGACCGGCATTGTACCGCTCACACCGGCGACCAGAGCCGCAGCGGCATTAAAATTCAGACTGCGAGACACGATATCGAGGTGCGTCTTGCGGTTGCAGAACCACACCGCCCGGCCGTCCGAGTAATTCGGGGACGGGACGCCGGTCGCTTCGCAGAGCTTCTGGAAAAACTCCGCGCCGTACTTCGCGCCGAGATCCAGCTTGAGGACGTGGCTCTCGTGCAGATCGGTAAACGTGCCCTGATTTGCGCCCCACCATTCCGGCTTGGACGTCGCGGCCAGGCGGGTGATGATACCGACAGGCATTTTCGTTCCGGTGCCGTAAATGCAGGCTTTATCCAAGCCCTTTGCAATGGCGGCAGCCAGATACTGCACAACGGTCGTCAGCAGCGACAGGTCAGTATCGTCAGACAGCACATAGTTCGGAAGAGCAAGATAGCCGCCGATCATAAAACCGTCCATGGTCAGCTGGTAGAAGTTGATATCCAGCTCGTTCATAACCGCATCCATCTCTGTCCAGATGGCTTCCGGCGCGACACCGGCGATGTTCTGGCGGCTGGTACCGCCGACGGGCTGCAGGGAAATGTGCGGCAGAACGCGAGAATACTGATAGGTCAGATCGCGCAGCATCGGCAGCAGGTTGTCGGGGATACCGAGCTCTGCGCCGCTGGCGCTGCGCTGCGACGTGCGAAGGGCGCGGATGTTGGACAGGAAATCGCGGGTTTCGGGGGCCTGCAGCAGAGCGTCGCGCTCCTGGTAGGTCAGGCCGAGCCAACGGCGCTCGGGGTTGGTCATGGGCATGGTGTTATTACTCCTTTCTGCTGCCGGTGCTGCCGGCTGGCCTGCCGCCGGAGGCGGCGTCTGGGCAGCCTCAAGGCTGCGGATTTCTTCGGTCGTTGCGTCAATGCGGGTCTGCAGCTCTGCGATGGCCACGACGTTTGCGTTGCGCTGCTGCTCAAATTCGTCGATGGCGGCATCGACAGCGGCGCGATCCTCTTCGGTCTGCGCGGCAGCAATATCCGCCTCAAGCTCATGCTCGCGGGCCGCGAAGGCGTCGCGTTCGCTGACCAGTGTTTCCATCTGCGCCTGCATACTGCGCAGATCCTGCTGGCGTCTCAAGATTTTAAGTGCCATTGTTACCTCCAAGTTTCTTTCTTGCCGACGCGCGCCATGCTTCGCAGCGGCGCCGGTTGATTTCCTCCAGATCCTGCTTTCTGGCCGATACGCTCGTTTCGGTGTACGCCGGGAATGTGCAGACACTCACCTCATACAGCGGGTCGACCTCCTCGATTTCCCAGCGATACTTGCCGCCGCCGAGATCGACAAAGGTCTCGCGCTTGATTTCAAAGCCAAAGCTGCACTGATCGACGTCGCCGCGCTGGACCCGTGCGTACAGATCCATTGCCGAGCTGTCCTGCCGGTTGATCTTGACGGATCCCCACAGGCCGCGGGTATCCTGCCGCAGTGTCAGCGTGCCGGACTTCGTGCGGCCGAGCACAAGCGTAGTATCGTGGTTGATAAGGGCGCGAACATCACCGGAAACGCTGGTGTCAAAAGCGCCGGGCTTGACGATCTCGCTTGCGCCCTCCCAGAGCGGATACTCCGAGTTAAAGACGGCAAAATAGCCTTCGATATAAAGATCGTCAGCTGCTTCGCGGGTGGTAAACTGCTGCGAGCAGCTGCGGATCTGGCGCGCAGTGCGCTCATTCGCCATTGCCTTCGCCTCCTTGCTCCAATTTTTTCTGATTGCCAATCATATTGGCCGGGATGTAGTTCTCAAGGATAACGCGCTCATCCAGCCCGTCTACCGGGGATAGATCCAGCCAGTCGCGGCTTTCGTTGCCGCTCATAATGCCCTTGACGTACAGGCCGGTGGAAACGTCGGCCAGATCCTTGAGCGTGTAGCTGTACAGTCGGCGGACAGACATTTTAAAATACCAGTCCGGGGACAGCAGAAGCTTGCGTGTCAGCTCCGAGCAGATAATGTTCGAGATGGATGTTGCCGTCGTCCGGATCATGTGGTTGTGATCGGCGTCGGAGTAGCTGCCGACACCCAGCATATACGGCGTCACGCCGACGATTGCCGCGACCTCACGTTTGTCCAGCTCAACGCCATCCTTGAGGGCGAGATCTGCAAGACTCAGCGGCTTGACCTGCTGAATGTCCATCAGATCCGCCGGGATGATCCACGGCGCACCGGCCTCGGAGTTCTGCAGATACTCGGTCATCAGCCGCTTACGGCCGGCCTCACTTGAAAACTCCTCGGACAGGCCGTCGACCTTGACAATGACAGACGGCTTCCACTTGTCGGACATAAAGCCCTTTTTTGTGGCGGACGCCTGCCGGAGATTGCCGGTCACGTCCCGCAGGCTCGCCCGAAGGCCAAGCCCAAGCCACGGCTGATCCGGATCCGGCCTGTATTTAAAGTGCAGCACCGTTGCAGGGTCATACATCTTGCCGCGCCATGTCACGTAGTAGGTCGCACCGCCGTCCGTGCTGGACGCCGTCGCGCCCGGCATCGGCGTCAGATCGACAAGCAGGCCATCCCGCGTCTGCGGCAAGACAAAGGCGCTGCCGCATGGCGAAAGCAGCATTGTCTGCACGATCCACTCGACCCAGTCTTTCCGACCGCCATACCGCCATGGATGGATATCGACAAACCGGCTGAGTTCGTTCCGGACGCGAACGTCACCGTTTTCCGCATTTCGGAACAGCTGGATTGTCGCGTTGCTGACGATGTCCGCCAGCCCTCCGACCGCCGCCAGGACATCCGGGCTGTCGATCAGCCGATGATATCCCGTCACAGCCAGCGTGTCAGAATTGGACACCAGCCACTGCAGACAGGACTGGTCGCTTGCAGCGCTGCGGCGCTGCGGTTTCACTTTCAATCGGCATCAGCCTCCGTTTCATCCCTGGCGCTGTCATACCATCCAGCACCCTTGTTGCTCTCGCTCAAATCATTCAGGTAAGCGCAGGCTGCGAAGACCGCGCAATCAAACACGTCAATGCGCAGATTCGGCTCGATCTTCTGGTACTGCACCATGTCGTCGGCCTTCTCGACGCCGGCTACGTTCTGCACGCAGTATTCCATCGGTTCCGCGTGCATGTAATAGAGCGTTCCCTGCTTCGCAGATTTCTCAAGATATCGGAACCCCTCGGATTTCAGGATAAAGGTCTGCATCTGCGCCTTGACCGGGAAATGCTCCTTTTTCATCTCGACAAAGTACTCACGGCAGAACTTCGGGTCGTGCCCGATCCGGCGCATCTTGAAGCCCTCGCCGCGGCGTTTTTTGAACCATCGGACGATGTCGCTGTAGTTCGTGACCTTGTCGTTGGTCATGTCAAGCCATCCGTCATCTTTCCAGCCGAACAGCGGGATCTGATCCTTGTTTGCCTTGATCTCCGCCGCCGGCCGCGGGAACCAGCAGTGCGGGATGATAATATCGACACCCTTGTAATGGCCAAACAGGCAGCAGGCCGTCAAGTCGTGCATCTTGGAGAGATCCGCGCCGCCGTACCATTTGATCGGCAGGCGTGCGAGCTGCGCCAGCGTCCAGTTGTACTTCGCGTCGGACTTGCGCCACTCGGTAATATCGAACCAGGCACGCAGCGCAGCCGTAAAGATGTTAAGCGAGGTGTTTAAAAATTCAGGGCGCAGCTGCGGGTCGGCCTCGGCCTGTGCAGCGTCGTTGATCATATCCTGCGGCCGGATGCTGTAGCCCCAACCGGGACTTGCGGCCTCCAGTGCCTTCGGATCCAGAAGGTCGACGTCGCCGTTCTCATTGGTCGGGGCCTGCGCGATAAAGATGAAGATCTCGTCGGCATACGGATCCTTGATAGTGCCGTTGAGGATCTTCTTGCAGAACTCCACGCGCTGCGCCAGAAAGCCTAGCGCGTTCGCGCCGCCGGAAGATATGATGATGACAAGCTTGTTGGTGTATGCCTTTGTCGCATCACGCAGCTTCTGGAACTGCTTCGGCGACTTATACACATGCGCCTCATCGCAGATGACGATGTTGGCATTGAAGGAGTCCTGCTTCTCGGGATTCGCCGCCAGGGCATTGACGGAGATGAATCCGTCACCGATATCGCCGACAATGGAGTGCTCCATGTTGTTGTCCGTGATACGCAGGCCGCGCTCTGCATCTTCCTTGACCGTCACACCGAGGCGATAGACGTTATATTTCAGGAAGTCGAATCCTTCGAGCGCCTGCTTGAGCGCACCCCCGACCTCATAGACCTTGGATCCGGACCGGCGTTCATACAGGGCCAACGCCCAAGCCAGCGAGGCGGCGAACGTGGTCTTGACGTTTTTTCGCGGGATAAAATCAAGCGCTTCTTTGAACCGCCGTTTGTTTGTCCCCTTGAGGTAAAACCCCATGATGTTGAAGCAGATGAACTTGTGGTAGGGCAGCAGGTAGAACGGCGTGCCGCGCAAAGGGCTCGCGTCCAGGAACTCACCCTGCTGGTGGCAGAGCGTCGTCTCGATGATGGCGATGATCTCGCAGGCCGGCTCCGGCCGGAAATCCCATCGGCAGGATGCCAGATCGTTGAGATAACGCCGGCATGCCAGGACGATCCATTCGCACGCGACGATCTCCCCGCTGAGCACTTTGTCGACGTAGGCGTCGACGTCGCGCTGGTATTCTGCTGCGTGCTCGACAGCGTAGTTGTGCGCATCGTCAAGCAGCTGCTCGATCTTCGACCGGTCCGTGCTCACGGTCTGCTTGCTGCGGGCCTTATTCAGGCCGGTCGGCGTCAGTCCCAGCTGGTTGCGCAGGCCCGTGACCGTCGCACGAAGATTCTCAACGACCGTCCAGTTCGGGTCCTTCGCTGTGTACTCGCCGCCAGTCTTGTTGGTCAGAGTTGCGACCATCAGGCCGCCCGCCTTTTTCCAAGCCTTCTCCGCGCGACTGAGCTCGCGCTCTGTCTTGGCCAGCTGCTTGATCGTCGGCTCAAAAATCTGGTTGTAAGTGCCGACGGCCTGCATGTCGGCGCGAATCATGTCCTCTCTGGCCACTGTTGATCACCTCGGATTCCGTCATCCGGTTTCCCCAAGCGCGGCCGAAAAGCCGCGCCCAGGCTGGTAGAGGGTTCACCATGCGTTCCAGGCGGAGGTGGAGAGAATAACCCCGCGCCTGGGGAAACCGGATGACCCGGGACACGCGCGCCCGCGTCGTTTGCGCGCGCATCCTGCTCGCGTATTTTCTTGTCGCTTACCCCCTCCCGTTATTTTCCGTCCGTCGGAAAGAGTCCCCCAGCCCGGTGACCGAGGCCGCTTCCGTTTTCGTTTTTCGAGGGGGGGCTATTCGTCTTTGCCAGGCCAGCCCGGCCGGCGTCAGCTTTCCGGTCGACCGATCGTGAAAGCTGTTGTGCGCCTGCTGGCTGACCGAGATCAGATTCCACTCGGCCCATTGCAGCTCCGGATAATCCTCGACCGGGTAGACATGGTGCACCGTCGTTGCCTCGACGCGCCGGCCGTACCGCATCGCCTCACGGCACAGGCCTTTGTCCCGGCGAAGGACGCGCGCCCGAAGCGCCAGCCATCGCTTGCTCTTGTAATCCATCGGCAAAAAAGAAAAGCGCCGTGACCCTGAACGGATCGCGGCGCATCTGCCAGCCGGCTATCACCTCGACTGCATAACAAAAGCGCCAAACGATCCGACCATCATGGTCAAATCATTTGGCGCTGGCACTAGCACGTTGGCTTTGGCTCTGGCTCGTATTCACGTTTACGACTGTCGCTTTCCTGCAATGCTTGCAGTAAAGCGGGAAGTCGATCAGCCTGGATGTCGGCAGCACTCGCTGCTGCGTTGGCCTGCCGCACAGTGGGCAGATCAGTTTATCATCCGCTGACACCAACAGTATATCACGCGCAATTCTGTTTTGCAAGACTTTTATCCACCCTTCCCGTTATTTATTGATTGTTTCGAGCCGAAAATGTTTATCCCGGTTTGATTTTTGACCCAGCCGAACGTATATCCAAAGTCCCCATATCGGTTGTCCTTACGCTCAGCTGACAACTGCACAACATTGTCCGGCGGCTCATAATGCTCTCCTGGTTCCAGTGTTCGTTCTAATATGACGGGCTGCTGCAGCCCCTTCGATGGTGTGTACATGCGAGCCTGCCATCTGGCCCTGCCAGTCTTGCGCGGCTCCTTTGTCATGTACATTGCAACCTTATGATAGCAGTCGATCTCATAATGTCCCGGCCCTTTGTCTGGACCGAACATCTCAATATACTCGGACAGCAGCAGAGCCGGGCTGCCGCGGATTGGCCGCAAGCCGAACTGGCGGATCGTCTCGATATCCATGCTACCGTATCGCCACAGCTCGCGGATCAGTTCCGCATTGCCGCCGTCAGCAGGCAGGATCATGTGATGATGGATACGTTTGTCGCCGTGCTCGCCCTCTATGACATACACATAATCATAGGGCAAACCGCGCGTTTTACGTGCTGGCCGGTATCGCGCGAAGAACGCGCGCAGTCGGCGAGCGGCGATATCATAGTTCGGCGGCAGGAAGTCGTCCGCGTATGTCGTGGTGACGAACAGATCGTCCAGCGTAAAGTTTGCCTCGATCAGATGCTCCAGCTTCTGCACGGATGACTTATCATTTAGATACTGCTGATACGGTGCAGTCTCATCCGAGCGCCCAGACCTTCGTCCGGCCTGTGGACGGATTGCAGCGCTGTCGATAGCGCGATAGCACGGGCCAGCATAGATTTCTTTGATTGTGCGTGAGAATGGGATAGGATCACCTCCTGGTTCTTTTGGCGGGCTCCTGGTTCTTTTGGCGGGCTCGCCGTGTGAGGGATGCACGGCGAGCCCATATCATGACCGGTCAGATCCCCGCGGCAGCAGCCATGGCATGCAGCTGCCGCCATAGTCCATGTAAACTAATTGACCGGATGATACTGGATCCATCAGTGCCTGCGCTTACGCGGCCGCGCCGGCTTGTCGTAGTGCGTCGGCAGAATGAACTCGTTTCGAAGGTCGAACGGGACAAAGGCGTCGCCGCAGGCGATCCGGAGTACAGAGTCGATCCGCTCCTTGTGGAAGTCCGCCTCGTCGCTGCCGTTCCATGCGGCCCGATGCGCATTATCAAGTTCTGCGACCTTGGCCGCAAGCCGCCGCATTCGCTCGGGGCCGAAGCCGAACTCGAGCGCCAGCGCACACAGAATCAGATCCGCACCCTTCTGTACACCGGCGTCAAACGCATTTGCCATGCCGTTGCGCCTGACCTCATCCATGCGCGTCATGAAATCAGCCACCGTCCACACCTCCGGGTTGCATCTCTCCCAACATCGTGTCCCCTACGACGCAGATCTTTTTGCACGCGCCGCGGATGCTTTTGACAACAAGCACACCAATGACGATCCACTCGATCAGTGCAGCCAGTGTCAGAATCTCAATAATCATGCTGCTCCTCCTTTATCGTCCCGGCAGCGCCAGCCTCGGCGGCCAGAGCTGCCGGCCATATCGCATCCACAGTTCTGCGGCCTCATTGCGCTGGATGCCGAGCGCCATGAGCCGCTTGATGTACCGACGCCTCATTTCTTTCCTTTCCTCCTGTAATAGCTTCGGAGTGCGGACTCCCGGGATCTCTCCCGGTGCATTCTTGCCCAGCGGCCGGAAGTCGACATCTGCGGCCAGGCTTCCTCTGGCGTGATTTCCACGCATTCGTCCGGCCGGATGATCACGCGCTTACCGGCACGCCAGAGGACATAAAAGTATCTGTTGCTGTACGGGTCATTCAGCCTGTCCGCCACAACGGTCTCACCGACAGCGGGAGCCAGCTGCGGGTAGATGGGAATGTGCCGCTTGATGCGGATCACGACGCGCTTTGTATCGTCACCCATCATGCGGAACCCCGAAGCGATCCAAGGTAAACAGAAGTGCGTTTGTCTCATCACGAAAAGCAATGCTCTCCGGGTCAACTCGTTTGACGCAGTCAGAAAACTCAACAATTCCGACAACTTGGATTTGATCGCCGCAGATGCGGCGCTCCCAGCAATGGAAATATCCATTCCTTTGGCCGACTGTACAAGACCTACTTTCCCACTCAACTGCAAATCTTGCGTCGCCCATGGATGCTACCTTTGCGGCCCGCTTACTCATCATACTCGATCACTCCATCGCGGACGCTCTTGACGTGCCGGTAGCGAATTTCCGTGCCGGAGTCCACATGCGCCACCAAGCAGGACATTCGAGCAAAGGCCTGCGCACACTCTTGCATCGATATGGCCATTCGCAGCATATGATACGTAAGCCCTCTGGATTCTGCGGCTGCCGCTGCCTGATTGCGTGACAAATGTAGCCGTCCCATACATAGCTTGATAAACCGTTTACGTGTCATCCATCTTCTCCTTTCCGTCCGTCTCGGCTGCAAAAGGCGCAACGTCGGCGGCGGGCATGGTGCGTAGAGTGCTGATAACCCATGCAATCAGACTTTCCTCCCGAGATGTCTGCAAGTCTCCAATGTGTCGTCGGATCAGACCAATTGCCGCCGAGTGGCGGATATATGCGTCGTTCATGGATCATCTCTCCTTTCCGGCAGCGTGCCAGGAACCGACATTGCCTGAAGGAAGCGGATCCGTCGCTTCAGCCGCCCTTTTTCGGCGATCAACTCTCTGATTGTTGTTCCTGCTGCGCGAATGATCGCGCAGCCGTGAATGCCACAGTTATGCTCGTGGCCACAGCCCAGACAGGCAAGGCTACCTGTCTCGACCGCGAGTGCGTCCAACGCACGTAGAACCTCATCTGTAGTCATGCGTCATGCCTCCTATTCCAGCCACGCCCGATCTGGAAGCGCGGCGAGCAGCCGGTCGAAGTGTCTTGTGCTGTCCTTGTACTCGCGGAAATCATCGGCTTCCATTTCGTCGTATGTCTTTTCGATTTCTCGGATCGTATCCAGCAGCGATGTATTTTCGTCGCGCAGGATGTCAAAAGTCGCCTTGAGATAATCGTACTGCTGCCGCAGATCGAAGAATGCAAGCAGAATGCCAAATGCCCAGCCAATGCGCTCGATCATCTCTGACTTTGTCAGTCTGCAAAGCCTCTTCCCAGCTTCCGTCTGTGCGAGTCCTTCTTCGTAGCTCGTAAGCGAAAAATAATCTTCCTCTTCGCCGTCATAGCCTACCAGTTCGTAGCGGTTGCCAATCAGAGCGACTGTCGCATCGTCAAAGTCTCGGTAAAAGTCCTCGAAATTCTGCTCATACAGCCTCATTTGCAGCTCGTCGGCTTTTGCGGACAAATCTGCGAAAGCCATGCGAAATTCCCACTCAGCATCCTCGTCGCCATCGAGTGCATTGAGAAGCGTCTCGTCGTTGTCTGCCTGCTCAATGTAGTACCGCACGCCATCGCAAGCCTCTACGATGTCGTCGAGCTCCTGCCTGATGTTGTACGCGCCCATCGAGGCAAGCGCCGGACGTTTGTACCGGAGGGCTCTTGTTCTGTCGCTCATTTCGCGTCGTCCTCCTCCGGCAGCCGCACCCAGCCGGTGCAGGCTGCATCAATTTTCGCACCGCCGTTCGGGAAATACCACACACCCAATACGGCGTCATAGACTGCGTCACTATGAATCGCAGTGCCACCACAGTCAAAGTTGCACCAGTAGTGGCCGGACGCGGGCGGTGTACCGGTGCGCCATTTCGGCGGCTGGTCAGATTCCAGCGTCTCCGACAGCGGGACGACCGGCCACGGCTGGTCGATGTTGCCGACAATATAATCCGCGGAGCACTGTAGCTGCTTGGATACCTTGGACACGTCGACAAAGCGGGGTTCCAGATCGTTTCGGTAAAAGCTGCGATGCTCAAGATCCTTTCCTACCGCCCAGCTGCGCAGTTGCTTGACCGTTGCACCCGAATAGGATGTCAGATCAATCCGCGTGTTTTCCGGCAGCCCGGCAGCATCAGCAGCGGCAAGATACCGTTTTGCATCGGTAATAAACGCCTGTTTGACTTTAGCTTCGGCCTTTTCCCGCGCTGCGGCCTCTTTGTCTTTTTGCTGCTGGTTGGCCGCAGTGCGTGCCGCTTTCGCACGGCTGCACATACTGTCGCAGGCGTTGTATCCGTCAGCCGTTCGACCATTGCGGCAGGTCCAGCAGCATTTTGAGCCTTGGCACATATCGTAGCAATTGCCCAAATCATGCCGCAGGAATGCGTCTCCGCGAGCGGTCGGACAGGTAAGACCATCACCAGCCGGGCACATACCGGAACAAGCCTGCCACTTTGCGCCCATTTTGGCGCACTCTCCAAGCTTTGCTATGACTACGGATGCCGGAAGGTCGTCCTTGCTCATGCGCGGGAACAGGCCCGCAAGCCGATTCTGCAGCCCGGCGTCAAGCCGGCTCAGCTCCAGAGCCTGCGCATCGTTGAGCGTCCCCTTGCGCCACATGCCGAGCAGTGGCTCGCGGAGGTTGGTCTCGATAGCGTGCAGGTTTGCCAGTTTTGTCCGGCTGATCTTGCAGGCCTGCGCGACGTGATCGCGCATCCGGCCGGGAAAGTCAACGCCCTGCTCCTTGAGCTGATATAAAAGCTCCTCCACGCGGGCGGCCTGCTGGGCCAGCTCCGGCGAGGACAGGACGCGCGACGTGGCGTTCGCCCAGATCAGCTCCAGTTCCTCCATTTCCGCGCTCTGCGGACTGCGGATGAAACAGGGCACCATGCGCAGCTCCGTGTGCCCCTCCTTGACCAGCTGCCGCACCGCTTCGCATCGGCGATGCCCGGAGATAATGCGGTATTTATCGCCGTCCGCCTTGCAGACGCTCGGCGGGTCGAGAATGCCGGAAATCTCAATGCTGCTCTTGAGATCGTCAAGATCCTTTTTGCCGACCTTGTAAAAGTTTTTTTCGTTGGCCTGCAGCTGGTCAATGTCGATCATTTTGACCGTGCGGTCGGTGTCCGATTTGGACACGGCTGCGGCGTCCCCGAACAGCGAGGTAATATCAAATCCCTTAGCCATCGATCAAGCCCTCCTGCGTCAGATACTCGCGGACGAAGCGGCGGTAATCAATGCCGGTCGCGGACTTGGGCGAGAAGACTGTGATCGGCGACCGGTCGAAGGTTGAGCCGTCGACCTTGCCGCTGCGGCGGATCACACGCTGGAACACCGGCAGGCCCTGCACACTGCGCAGCTGCTGCTCAGCTGCGTCAACGCCGTCTGCCCGTGTCCGCATGGTGATGAGCGCACCGGCCAGCCGAAGCTTTGGGTTGATGCGCTGCATGTTTTTGATCTGCGCGAGCAGGTTGTCCATGCCGAGCAGCGCGAAGGCGTCCAGCTTGATTGGGATGATGACCTCATCCGCTGCGCGGAGCGCGCAGGCCGCGGCCGCGTTGAATGCCGGCGGGCAGTCGAAGATCACAAAATCATACGCCTGATCCTCGCGCAACACGTCAACCAGATCGGGCAGCGACCGCGCGTGGATCCGCTCCTCGCCGGATGCGGCCAGCAGCTGCGACGCATCGAGCGCCATCAAAGACGCATCTGCCGGGATGACGTCGACGTCCGCGGACATGCCCGTCCAGGATATGTAGTCGTACACATAGCCTGTCGGATTGGTCAGCAGTTCCGTCAGCGTGCCGCAGCCCTCCTCCGCGCCAACGAACCACGTCAGATTGCACTGGCTGTCGCAGTCGACCAACAGCACCTTTTTGCCGTGGTCTCGCGCGAGGATCGCGGCCATATTTGCGGCGGTGATCGTCTTTCCGACACCGCCCTTCAAATTCATGATACAAATTGCTTTCATGTTGTCCTCCGTTTTTTCAAAATGGGATCTCAGAGTCTGGGATATCGATAGGCCCGAACTCGCCCGGCTTCATCGACGCCTGCTGGTATCGCGGTCTCTGCGGCTGCGGCAGGGATCCATGCTGCGGCTGACTGGAGCTGCGGCGGAAAGTCTGCGTCTGGCCGTCAAAGTCCAGCTTGACCCCGATATTGCTCTCGCCTTCCTTGTTTTTTGCCACGCGCAGCAGGCGGCGGCTGTTTGGCGAGTCCTGGTCTTCGCGGTACAGGAGCATGACCACATCCGCGTCCTGCTCGATCTGGCCGGATGAGCGCAGCGACGAGAGCGTCGGCGGCGGGATTTTGCCGCTCTTGTTGCGTTCCGGCCGTGACAGCTGCGAAAGCGCGATGATGGGGATGCCCGTCTGCCTACCGAGTTGCTGCAGGTCGCTGGAGATCTGCGAGACGTTTTCGTAGTCGCTGGCGTAGCGCGTCGACCGGACCGGCTTGATCTTCTGCAGGTAGTCGACCACGATCAGGTCAAAATGCCGCGACAGCGCCCAACTGCGAATGTCCTGCACGGTCATGCCGCTGGCCTCGATCAGTTGGAGCTTCGGCTCGGCGAGCTGCTTTCCAATGGCCGCCATCGTGTCCCAGTCGTTTGCGTTGAGCGCGTTCAGCTTGAGCTTTGCCAGCCCGATCTGCGCAACGGACGCAACTATGCGGTCATAAAGCTTGTCTTTGTCGGTCTCGTAGCTGAAAAAGCCGACTTTCTTTTTCCCGGCCATGCGAAAGGCCGTACTAAGGGCAAAGGTGGTCTTGCCATCCGAGGGATAGCCGCCAATGACGACCATATCGCCCGGCCCTGCATAGATCGCGTCGTCCAGCTCCTGGATGCCCCAGCGCAGATACTCCTTTTTGACGTCCGGATCGTGCCGGGCGAAGAATTCCTGATACGCTTCGGCCATCGTCGCCGTCCGGACGCCGGGGCGGCTGACCATGATCGCGTTGGCCCGGTCAAGCAGCTGCGCGATATCATCCTCAGATTCCGCGCCGAGGATCTCGGACGCAAGATCCTTGAGGCTCATGAGCCGTGCCCGCTGCTTCAGGATCCGCACATACTCGCCCACATTGGCTGCCGTCGGCGTGACCTGCATCAGCCTGGCCACGAGATCATACATGGCGGTGTTCTTCCCGCCGCCCGTGACCTCGGCCAGCACCGTGACCGCGTCGATTTTGCGGTTGTCGGCATACAGGTGCGTGATCGCGTCGAAGATCATGCGGTATGTCGGCTGCGTGATGTAGTCCGGCCGGACTTCGGCCAGCACCGCGCCGACGCAACGGCTGTCGATCAGCATGGAGCCGAGGACGGACGCCTGCGCGTCCAGCAGGTTTTGCTGATCCAGCGCAGATCTGTCTACAGCCATCGCGTACCCTCCGTGCTGACCACGTGCGAGGGTGCAGGCGGGACCGGCTGCCGTTCCTCATCCGTCCAGCGCTGCTGGTTGAGATACGTCGAGGCATGCGGGATACCAATGCCCTGCCGCCACTCCTCAGACATCATCTGCCGCTTGAGACAGACGGCAATGTGGTCGATCAGCTTGTCGTCCGGCTGGAGCTTATCCCAGGCCCGGATTGCGGCCTGTCTCCCCTCTCCGCGGGGATAGAACTTCCAGAAGCCCTCAAAACGTTCCGGCTTCCAGTCGGCGGTCGCCTTCGGCTCTGTTTTGCGCTTTTTAGGGCGCTGCCCCCCTTGGGGGGCTTTAGGGGGTTTATCTTGTATATTATCTAAATCATTATATATACCTCCACTTTTTTGCGGAGGGGGGG